GCTTGAAACTGGCTGATTTGATGCTCAAAGAGAAGAATGTTAACCTGAAAGTAGCAGACATTGCCTCTAATGAACGCATTGCTGCTATGCAGATGCTAAATAAGCAAAATAAATTACAATAAAAGTAAATAAAGTATTACAAAAGGGTTGACAAGTTCATTAAAGTACTATACAGTACACCCTTATTAACTACTAGGTTCTCCTTATCATGGATAAAGAACTAATTCGGTATTACGAGGATGCCTTCTCAATGATGTCCACTCAAGGGTGGAAGGATTTAATGGAAGACATCGAGCGTGTAAAGAATAGCTACGACAAACTATCTTCTGTCACGGAAACACACCCATTAGACTTTCGTCGTGGACAGATGGATATTTTGAACTGGTTATACGGCCTGAAAGGGCTGTACGAGAAGGCGTGGGAAGAGATTCAAAAACAAGAAGAGGAGTCACATTAAATGGCTCGTCGTATATTTGAATTTCTCTGTGCTAACTCACATCGCATTGAAGCTTTTGTTGACGACACAACGACACACCTACCCTGTAGTAAATGTGGTCAAGACGCAACAAAAGTGATAAGTGCAATCCGATTGAATTTAGAAGGCTGCTCAGGCTCTTTCCCGACAGCCGCTGATTCATGGGTTCGTAAGCGAGCTGAAAAGCTTGCCCAAGAACAGAAGCAGAACTCATAAGCGGAAACGCCGAGTTTATTTTAAAAGACTCCTAGAACCACATTAGTTGGCAGGAAAGGGAAAATATGTTAGTAGATGAAGAAGAGACGCAAGGTAATTTCAATCAAGTAGAGGATGACACCGAGCAAACCGTTGAGCAACCTGTAGTAGAGGATACTAAGCCTACTGTTCCTGAGAAATATCAGGGTAAAAGCGTAGACGAAATTATCCGTATGCACCAAGAGGCTGAAAAGCTGATCGGTAAGCAAGCTCAAGAGGTTGGTGAAGTTCGTAAACTCGCTGATGATCTTATTAAGCAGAACCTCCAAAGCACCCACAAACCTATTGTAGAAGAGCCTGAAGTAGATTTCTTTGAGGATCCTCAGAAAGCAATTCGTAAGACAGTCGAACAGCATCCTGATGTCTTGGCAGCTAAACAAGCTACTCAAGAGTTCAAACGGATGAATATTCAACAGAAGTTAGCAGCTACACATCCTGACTTTCAACAGATCGTTCAAGATGCAGGGTTTACAGAGTGGGTAAAAGCCTCTCCAGTACGACTCAATTTGTACGCTAAAGCAGACGGTGAATATGATTTTGATAGCGCTAATGAATTGTTGTCTACCTATAAACAGTTGAAGCAAGTGCAAAGTGCCAACGTGACTAAGCAAGTCGCTGCTGTGGATAATACGGCGCGTCAGCAGTCTCTCAAGGCAGCAAGTGTTGACGTAGGTGGTACTGGTGAATCCTCTAAAAAGATCTATCGACGCGCTGACCTTATTCAGCTAAGGATGCGTGACCCAGAGCGTTATGAAGCCCTCCAACCGGAGATTATGGCTGCTTACGCTGAAGGCCGCATCAAATAACTTTTGTTTTTCAATTTTAATCATCAAGGACTTTTAAAATGGCACTCGGTACTAACCACGTAACCACCACCACCGCAGCTAACTTCATTCCAGAGATTTGGAGTGATGAAATTGCAGCTGCTTATAAGAAAAACCTCGTTGCTGCGAACCTCATCAAGAAGATGTCGTTCAAGGGCAAGAAGGGCGACACCGTTCACATTCCAGTTCCTACCCGTGGTACTGCGTCTGCTAAGGCTGCTTCGACTCAAGTTACATTGATCGCTGCAACTGAAGGCGTTGTGGACATCTCCATCAACAAGCACTACGAATATAGCCGTTTGATCGAAGATATCGTTGAAGCTCAAGCTTTGTCTAGCTTGCGTTCGTTCTACACTGACGACGCTGGTTACGCATTGGCTAAGCAAATCGACACTGACATCATCCAGTTGGGTCGTTTGGCTAACGGTGGTAGCTCTGGCGCTCGTTACGGCTCTGCCTACATCGGTGGTGACGGCACTACAGCTTTTGACTACACTGCTAACACCAACACTGGTAACGCTTCTGCTTTGACAGACGCTGCTATCCGTCGCACTATCCAACGCTTGGATGACCAAGACGTGCCTATGGACGGTCGTTTCTTCATCATCCCTCCATCAAGCCGTAACACTTTGATGGGTTTGGATCGCTACACTGAGCAAGCCTTCGTTGGTGAGTCTGGTTCTAGCAACACCATCCGCAACGGTGAAGTTGGTAACTTGTACGGTACTGCCGTGTTCGTGTCTAGCAATGCTGATAGCGCTTCCGCTACTTCTACTTACCCAGCTTCAGGCTCTGCTATCGCACGTGTCTGCTTGATGGGCCACAAGGACAGCTTCGCTTTGGTTGAGCAAGTCGGTATCCGTTCACAAACTCAGTACAAACAAGAATACCTCGGTACTCTGTTCACTGC